GTGCATATTTAGATTTTGAAGATAGTAGTAATTTAGGAAACGATGCAAATGGTGGAACAGATTATGGAGAAACTAATCTAGCCGCAACAGATCAAGCTACTGATACTTGCACAAATAATTTTTGCACATTAAATCCATTATATAATATTGAGGGTAGTTATACTTTATCAGAGGGAAATACTATTTTTACAGCAACAGGTGCTAATGATGGAACACTTGGCACAATAGCAGTATCAAGTGGAAAATGGTATTTTGAAGCAGAATTTGATAGTGTAAAAGAAGCTTGTTATGCTGGTTTTGCAGATGTTGAATTAATAAATAATATAGGAGCAGGAAATCCAATAACAAGTTTTATAGGTCAATATAGAGATGACTATGCAATTCAAATTGGTGGTAGTAATGATGAAGCAGTTATATACATAAAAGGTCGTGATGATGTCAAGGAACAGCATTTGGTTTTCGGTGAGGAGTTGGCAGATTTATTGGATGGTATTTGTAATTCATTCGTTGAATTAGGAAGTACGATATTAAGTTTAGGTGGTATCGCAACTGGTGCAGGCCCAAGTGGCCCAATCAGTAGTGGCCCAACCAATCAGGCAGCAATAACTGCTTGGGAAGCAGGAGTAGAGACAATTAGGGCAAGAATATGTAATATCTTGACCAAGGTATAATATGTTAAGTAAAAATAAACTTCAAAATTTATTAACTGATAATTATAGTAATATACAAGAACGAGGTGGTACTAAGTTAGAATCGGCACAAGGTATGGCAGACGCAATAGTGAGTTACGCAGAGGATGCAGAACTACCTGTCGCACCATTATCTAAAGTTAAAACCGCTAGAGTTGGACAGGTAGCTTTACAATCTGCAATATTCGCAAGTTTTAGTTCGGGTGACCCAACGATGTCACCGATTACACCTGCGATAGTTGCCTATGTGGTGAGTTCATTTACATTTTTTTCGTCCACACCACCAGCATTGATAAATACAGGTTTAGGTGCATGTGTAATGGTCGTACCACCAATATTGGCACCAGTAACTGCACTCGGTATGGGTGGGGCGAGTCAAGCAGATGTGACTAAATTGACGGCAAATATTATACACGCATCTTTTAAAAGTATATTGTTTAGTGGAGCAGTAGTTTTGAATGGAGTAACAGTAGTTCCTCCAGTAGTAAGTGTTCCATTACTTTAAAATAGAATAGGAGTCTATGATGAAAAAGAAAGAACTAATAAACATAATAGAAAGATTAGTTCGTAAGGAAGTTGAGAAACAAGTTAATGAGATATTTATTAATGAAGGAAAGAAAGCTTTAGCGAATCGTTCCACTAAAAATGATGAAGTCTCATCCTCTTTAACTCAATTAGCAGAACAAGAGTATGTCCAACCAAAACCAAAGAAAAAAGAGTTCAAGGAATATACAAAAAATCCAGCTCTTAATAAAATTTTGAATGAGACGGTTGGTGGAGTTCCACAAGGTGATTCTGAATACCCAACAATGGGTGGTGGAACTTATACATCTGATAGAGTACATGAGTTGATGGGTGGAAATCCGATGATGAAAAATACTGAACAAGGTAAAGAAAAAAGAAGACAGGTTGGAGCCGTAGAATCATTAAAGGCACAAGGTGTTAGTTCTGAACAAGTCGGTGAAGATGTTGTAAATGCACTCACAAGAGACTATAGTGGTTTGATGAAAGCTATTAACAAGAAAAAAGATAGTCACTATAGACCATAGGAGAAATTAATTGTCTGTATTAGAAAAAGATTTAGACCCGGATGTGAAAATCGGTATATCTTTACCTATGGATCACACGGATGGTTCAGGTTTTTTTCCTGGTACTTCAACGACACTCACACAGACAAGTAGTAATATAAGAAATCTATTACTTACAAATAAGGGTGAAAGAGTTGGACAACCTGAGTTTGGGTGTGGTTTATTAAATGTATTGTTTGAACCAATGAGTGACGATTTATTGGAAGATGTAAGAACTGAAATAGAAGATTCGATAGCATTTTGGTTACCCCATGTTACGATAAATAATATAGGTGTAGACAGAGATGAAGCTGAACCCCAACAACTAAACATAATTATTGAATTCGCCTTAACAATACAACCAACAGTACACGAAGTAATAACTCTGAATTTTCTTGTAGGTGAATAGGAGAAAATAGATGCCAGCACAAAAAGAAGTAAGATATCTCAATAAAGACTTTTCAGGTTTTAGGTCTGATTTGATAGAATTTGCTAAACAATACTATCCCAATACTTATAATGATTTTAACGAAGCATCACCTGGTATGATGTTCATTGAAATGGCATCGTATGTTGGTGATGTCTTATCTTACTATGTGGATTCCCAATTCAAAGAACAATTACTAGCATATGCAGAGGATACAAAGACATTGTTTGAGATGGCACAATCTTTTGGATATAAACCCAAGTTATCGGCACCATCGTTTACCAATCTTGATATATTCCAAATAGTTCCTGCAGTTGGTAGTGGTGTGAATGTGAGACCTAATTACAATTACGCATTACAAGTAAACGAAGGAACATTAGCATCTACTGGTACAACCACTTTTAGAATTAGAGAAAATGTCAATTTTTCTTACTCAAGTTCTTTCGACCCAACCACAGTAAGTATTTATGAAACATCAGGAACGGCTCCAACTTTTTATCTGTTAAAGAAAACAGTAGGTGTTGTAAGTGGAACAGTAGTTGAACAACAATTTAGTTTTGGAGATGCCAAAAAGTATCAAAGAATAATATTAGGAAGTGAAAATGTTTTAGAAATCATATCCTGCACAGATAGTGATGGTAACACTTGGAAAGAAGTTCCATTCCTAGCACAAGATACAATATTCGATTCTGTTCAGAATACTGCAGCAAACGATCCTGAATTGTCACAATATAGTGATGAGGCACCATATCTTTTAAAACTTCTAAAAACTCCAAAACGATTTAAAACTTTTATAAGGGCTGATGGTAGAACTGAATTAAGATTTGGAGCAGGTATATCAGACTCCTTTGATGAAGAAATAGTGCCAAATCCAAGTAATGTGGGTTCTACATTACCAGGTAGTCCTACTTATTTAGATACATATTTCGACCCTACCAACTTTTTGAAGACGGAAGCCTATGGTCAATCACCATCCAATACGACACTTACAATCAAATATTCTCATGGTGGTGGGTTATCAGATAATACCACTCAAGATAGTATTACAAATTTATCAGAGATTTCTTTAACATTAGATGAAACGAGTTTGAGTCCAGCCTTGGTGGCAACAGTAAAAGATTCTGTAGCAGTAACTAATCCACACCCAGCTACTGGTGGTAAAGGTTCAGAAACTGCACAAGAATTAAAAGAAAATGCTTTAGCCTACTTTCAAGCACAAGGAAGAAGTGTTACTCGTGAAGATTATATAACAAGGGTGTACGCACTTCCACCTAAATTTGGAGCGATTGCTAAGGCATACATTGTTCAAGATGAACAATTGAATATACCGACAATGCAAAAGGAAGTCAAGGCTAATCTTTTCATGGATGAGAGGAACCTTGACCAACTCAAGGCACAAGATGCAGGTTCTTCCAATAGATTACCTAATCCTAACGCACTTAATTTATACACTCTTGGGTATACAGCAAATAAAAAATTAACAACCCTCAATTTAGCGGTAAAAGAAAATTTAAAAACATACCTTTCACAATATAGATTGATGACGGATGCTGTTAACATAAAAGATGCATACATTATTAATATAGGTTTAAAAGTTAATTTTATATGTCGTGCTGGATTTAACAAAGACCAAGTATCACTACAAGTTATACAAAAGGTGAAAGATTTTTTCCAAATAGATAGATGGCAGGTGAATCAACCAATTGTTTTACAAGAGTTGGCGTATGAACTATCTATCGTTGAAGGTGTAGGTGCAATTGTTCCACCAACAGTTGACAATCCAAAAAATGTACCAGTGTTGATTACCAATAAGTTTAGCACTGCAGATGGTTATTCAGGTAACATATATGATATAAATTACGCAACCAAAGATGGTATAGTATACCCATCTCTTGACCCAAGTATATTCGAATTGAAATATCCAAATGTTGATGTGGAAGCACGGTCAATTGGTGATTCAATTGGTAATAAATTGTAGGAGACCATAGATGCATTATTTTGAATACGCTACAAAAGACACGACATTATATTCAAGAAGTGGCAGTCAAAACACAGGTATTGATGAGATAATAGAAGTAGTAAAGGATGTAAGTGCAGCTGGTGTTGTACAAGGTATAAGTCGAGTATTGATTAAATTTGACACGACCTATATTTCATCTTCCGTTTCGAGTGGCTTGATTCCCTCAAGTTCATATACAAAATTTTATTTAAATTTATACGATGCTAATTCTAATGGTCTGAATGTAAATCAGAATTTATATGCATATCCTGTCAGTCAATCTTGGGACAATGGATTTGGTAGGGAAGATAGTGTCCCAATCATCGCAGATGGGGCAAGTTATAATTTTAGAGACAACAATGATGTCAAAACCATGTGGACGGGTTCCATGACTGGTTCAGGTGGTACTTGGTACAATCAGTATGAAGCTTCACAATCTTTCACTAATCAAGCCGCAGATGTTCGTATGGATGTTTCTAATATTGTTTGGAATTGGTTACATGGTGTAATACCAAATGATGGATTTATGGTAAAAAGAAGTGGAAGTATTGGTAATTTAGATAGCACACTTGATGAGGGTACATCAAAGGCACTTGGTAACTTTTCATTTTTTAGTAGAGAAACCCATACCATTTATCAACCTAAGTTAGAGGTTGTTTGGGATGATTCTAAATGGAGTACTGGTTCGTTGGAATATTTGACTTCAACAGAACTTGAAGATGTCAAACTATATCCAAGAAGTTTGAGAGACCAATATAAAGAAGATTCAAAAGTAAAGTTTAGAGTTGCTGGTAGACCATTATATCCTGAGAAAACCTTTTCCGCTACGGCTGGATATTCAACTGGTTACAACACCGCTAAAATGCTACCAAGTGGTAGTACATTTTATCAAGTGGTTGATGTTTTCACAGATGATATTATCATACCATATGGTAGTGGTTCAAAGGTAAGTTGTGATTCGACTGGTAATTATTTTAACCTACACTTAAAACCATTGTTAGCTGATAGATTTTATCGTGTTGATTATAAAATCATAAGTGGTAGTGGCACTGCAGATGAAACAATTCAGTTTTTCAATTACCTACCATCATTTAAAGTAGTAAAATAAAGGAGTTAAAATGTCATATATTATAGCCGAACCTTGTGTTGGAACTTGTGATACAGCATGTGTTGAGGTTTGTCCAGTAGATTGTATCCATGGCCCAAACGACAGAGAGGGTAGTGGTGAAGAAGCAAAAGAAGATGGATTTGTTCCAAAAGAAACTGATTCACTTTACATAAATCCTGATGAGTGTATCGATTGTGGAGCCTGTGAACCCGAATGTCCAGTAGAAGCAATCTTTGAGGAAAGTGAAGTTCCTGCAGAATGGAATGAATATATTAAAAAGAATTATGAATTTTTTGGTTTGGAGATGAACTAATGCCCCTAACAAAAGAAGAACTACTGAAAAGTGAATTCTATCAAAAGTTAAAGGAACAAGATAGACAGACATATCTTAGTGAGTTAGAACAAAGACGAAAGCTTAGTGGGGGTGTAGTAGTTACTGAAAATGACCAAATAATTATCAACGAAATGACACCACCATTGAGAAATGATGCTGGTGTTTTTATAGCAGTTGAAGACCCATTCGAAGAGGGAAAAAATTTAGAAGAAGACGACCAACTAATAAAGATTTCCAAAAAAACAACAGTCTATTCTACTGATCCTGTATGGAACAACATACTTAGTCGAGAATTTGAAGAATTATGAGAATAAACACACCATTAAATGATAACGATTACAGAGAATTAAAAAAAGAATCTAAAGAGGTATTGGGTGCTAGTGGATACTTAACTCCACCATTTGGTCAATCAACTAATGATTATGTCGAAGTCCACCTATTAGATACAGATGGAAACTTTTTAGAGAAATTTAATTCCGACCATACAACTTTTGAAGATGATACAATCATTCTTAATATTGGTCAAGACCTAAGAGATAGAGATTATAATCGTGGGGAGTTTAGTGTAAGGTATAATTTTATAAGAAAAGTTGCGGGTGGTGAAGAAATAGTATTGACCAAAACTGTAAATGGTCAACCAAACATAATTCATAGTGGTAATCCTGAATTAACAGGTGTAGCAATGGGACAATTTTACACCGACAATGAAGGTAATGCATTTGTTGGTGAAAATCCACCAGCTAATGGTCAAGATGCACAACCTCTTGATATCAAGGAGTGGAAGTTTAAGATTGATGAGATATCACCATCACGAACAGAAGTTAGAATAGTCCCACAATTAATCAATAATATAAATTATATAAAAGAATTTAGAGATTTAATCGAACCAAAAAGATACATACCTGAAACTGCTTGGGATGAATATATTGATAGTTATACTGATTTAAAAAATGCTTGGACAACAATTAGAGATAATCCTAATAATGGTTTGTCAAAATGGTGGAGACCGAGATTACAATTTGAAGATAATGTTACCAAAAAATCTGATTTTGGAAAGTTACATTGGGACTTGTTTGGTCAAAATGAAACGAGTAGAAATTTACCAACCCAAGATGGTGGTGGTCAGATAAGTTGGACAGGACCTGATAGTTCAAGGTTAGAATTCAATGTAAGACGAGAAGTAGAGGATGAGGGTTTTAAAGATTATATGGTTGGTTCAACCATAACAATTAAAAAGGCGTATATAGTAGGTTATGAAACAAGACCTGATATTCAAGAAAATGTGGATTACCAAGCTGAAGGTGGGATACCTGATTTATACATACAGGCTACTCGTGTAGGTGATACAAGAGAATATAATTATTCAATGTACACGATGGATGGTAATGTCTATGACCCGAACTCACAAGGTGTTCAATTCTATTGGGAGTTTGGTTGTGGTC